GCGCATGATCTGATCAACACGCCGCTTTCCCATGTATGCGCGCCAAAGTGTACAGTAGCCCGTAGAGTTCGCCGAAGAGTAGCAAAGAATACAGTGTGTGAGTACAGCGAAAGCTGTTTCACCTGTCCTTTATCGGACTGCAAACAGACTGTTGTCAAATGCTTAACGGTCAACCGTTTGCCGATAGATCCTCTCATGTAACGCAGAAAGCCCACAGGAACACTCCTGTGGGCTTTTGCTTTTCCGGTGCTTATTGTAATTCTCGCAGTGTTACCGTGCGTCTTGCAAGCCGGCAGGGGGCTGCAACACCTTCTTGTTTTGAAGCCGCCCTTTACTCCGCCGTCTGCAGCTCCACAATCTGATGGATCACTCGTTCCAGACGGTCGAGCACGATATCATAGCCGAAGATAAGCATTTGCAGTCTCCTTTCCTGTTAGTACAGCAGCACGGGCTTACCCGCCGCGCGTGTCATGTTGTTGATGTTGGGGACGACCACGCGGGCAAGCGTCTTACCATCCACAACGAGGTTCACATTGATGGGCTCGCGGCTACCCTGTGCCATCGCCTCCATAACGGCCTGCTTGATGGTCGAAAGCGGCGCTTCGACGTTCGTTCCGCTCTTCTGGTCGCCCAGCACGGCAAGAAACTTTCGGTTCGGCGGGATGACCGCACCGCTCGCAAGCGCTGGGATCTCGTTATACACAGGCGCATTGCCGTCTAAGTTCTGCGCCGCCACCCGACGGCTGCGCGTTGGGGTCTTTGTTGATACGCGCGTGCCGGTAAAGCCGGACGTTGCCTTTCTGACTTTGGAATCGTCCACACTGTCGACGAAGAATTTCAGCGCAAGGCCGATCGCCGCCGAGATAATGAACGCCGTACCGGCGCTGACGATACCAAGCGCTGCAAGGCCAACGCCAAGAACACCGGCCAGCAGTCCAAGAAGTACGCTGCGCCCGATGCTGACAAGCCGCTGCGTGCCCTTCTTCGGGTCTTTGCGGACGCTGTAAATGCTCAGTCCGAGAATCAGGCCTAATCCCATGCCGACGACTGTACCGACGCCCGGCGTCACGATAGAGCCGATAACAGCGCCAAGCAGCGCGCACAGCACGACGATCAGCTCGGAAAGAAGCTGCGATTTGCCGCCGTGTTCCTCGTCCCCCTCTGCAAAGCCGGTGAGATAGAGGCCGAGGATCGCGCCCAGGCTGAAACCAGCCACGCCGCCGGTGATGCCAAGAAACACGCTGCCAAGCAGCGCACCGAGCAAAGCCGTGATGACCACGATCCACGCATCCTCTGCGTCCATCTCGGTTTTCCATGTTTCGGGGTCAAGGCCCACAAGGTACAGCCCCAGCAGCACACCGAGGGATAAACCGATGACGCCGCCCGTGATGCCGCCGAACGCCGCGCCGAGCGTTGCACCGAGCAGCGCCGTTAAAACGGTCAGCCATGTTGCCTTGCTCTTGGGGATAACTTTCTTGTCAAAGCTCCATTTGAGGTCATCCACGACGATCTCAAGCCCCGCGCGGATGGTCTTAAAGATATCGTTGATCTTCTGGAACACCTTGTCGAGCTTTTCCATCATGGGGCCTTCGTCAAAATCAAAGTCCGGCGCAATGGCGGATGCTCCGCCGCCACCGTCGCCAACGGACGTTGTCGTGCTGAGTTTGTTGATCTCATCGAACGCCGCGAGCGCGTCTGTCGCTTCCTTTGCCACCTTGCCGGTCGCGTCAATGGCGGCGGCCTCTTTGTAGAGGTTTTTGCCCGATGCCTCCATGCTCTTCTTTGACTTACCGCTCAGAATCGAAATGATCGTCACGATCTCCGACACAATGGCCGCAAGCAGATTCATTAGCCACGTCAGCGCCGGAATGAGTACGTCCATCAAAGGCGCGGCCAGCGTCAGCAGCGCACCTTTGAGGCGGGCAAAAGCGTCGGATGCCTCTGCGCTGGTCTCAATAGCCGCCTTGATCTGCTTGCGCAGCGCCATGAGCGCCGCCGTGATGACTGAGAACACAAGCATAGAGCGCGCTAAACTCTTGACCTGATCTCTGAAACGCGCGGCATACTGGCCCGCTTTGGCAAGCGCGGAATTCTCCGCCTCGCGCTCCCTGCGTTCCTGCTCCGTATTAGCGATCAACTCACCGGCGGTTACTTTCGCCTTATCGAGCCTTGCCGTCATGCTGTCGATGTTGGCGGTCGTCTCTTCGTAAGCCGCCGAAAGCGTTTTGACCTCCTTCGTCTGCGTGTGCAAAAGCTCCTCCTGCTGTTTGAGCTCCGCCTCCGCAGCGGCGCGGCGGTCGAGCACTTGCGTCTGATACTCGTTCTGTGTAAAGCCCTGTTTTTGGATCCATTCGCGGTCGTTCAGCCGTTCGACTTCCTTTCGCAGCATCTTCACGCGTTCCTCAGTAGCTTTCGCTGCCTGAGATGCGGCGTCAAGCTGCTTTTCAAGGTTCATCTTATTGCCCGTTTCCTTTTCAAGCTTGCTGTTCAGTTCGGATATCTCGTCACGCAGCTTGCTCAGTTTCTTTTGTGCTTTGGTCGAATCCAAATCACAAGAGAAAATCACACTGCCGTCAGCATTTGCCATTTGATCACTCCTTCCCCAATTTCAACCAAGTCGAAATGGTGGTCTCTTCTTCCTGGCTGAGCTTATTTTTTATGTTCACGAGGTCGCTGTTGCGGCGGTACCATTCGCGTTCGTCCTTTTCGAGCGTCTTTCCTCGTGCTTTTTTGTCTCTGATGCGCACGACCTGAGCAAAGGTGCAGTCCCCGAGATTGTTATACGCACCGAGGAACGTCCACCAATGGACGCCCCCGGTGTTGGTCTCCGCATCATAAGGGATTCCGCGGATATCCCGTCCGAATATCCGGTTGATGGGCGGGAGGATCAACGGATAATCCTGCTCCCAATCGACCAACTTCGGCGATTTCTTCTTATCCTGCTCTTTGCCGCCGTTCTGGAACCATGTAAAACGGTCTACAGCTTCCTGCAAATGCTGCGGCGGGATATCCTCAGGCGAGACATAGAACATCTGCAAGATGCCCTCTGCGCGGTCAGTGCCGCTCAAATCAGGATCACTCAGCATTACGAAGATATCGAGAATTACGCGAAAATCTGTGCGTATCTCATAACTCACTCCGCCGATCTCGACGGAGACAGGCAAGCCCCAATTCATCGGCGATACTTTGCCGTGTACTTCTGAATGCGCGGATTCGTGGCTTTCTGCTCACGAGCAAAGGCGCTGTCTGTCTCATCCATCAGCGCAAGCAGGAAATTTACCCATACGTTCAGGCCGTCTGCCAGCGCATAAAGGTTCATGCTGCCAAAGATGCTGTCACACACCGGCTCTTCAAAAAGACCGTCAATGATCTCGCGCATCTCCTTGTCGCGGCGGTCGGCAATGTTGAAAATCTCAACGCGGTCGCCGCACTTCTGCACCTCATCTGCGTATTTCTCCTGTTTCTTGTCCAGCGTATCAAATGCGTTGTAAAGACGCTGGATAAACGTGCCGTCAGTCGGGTTGAATCGAATGATCACATCACCCTTAATGCCGTGCACGGTGTATTCCTGCACACCGTTCGCAAAACTAAGTTCCATATTTATCTCTCCTTAAATTTGTTTTCAGGAAGCTTTGTATCAGAATGTTGATCTCTGCCGCTTATCGAAAATCAGAAGTTCTCCACGGTCTCGCCCGCGAGATCGTCCCATTTTTCGCTCATGCTGACAATTACACCGGGCGATTTGCGCCGGTAGCCGTCCCCGTCGCCGCAACTGTCAGAAATTGCCGAAATGCTGTCCCATGCCCGCATGACTGCGCCCTCCCCGCTCTGGCAGTCAAGAGCGATAGCGTTAAGGGCTGCGGCCTCTCGGCGGCTGTCCGTAGTCTTTGCGGCTTCGGCTGCGTAGTGACCAACTAACTTTAACATGGTGTGGTTGCTGTCAAATCTCTCCATGAACGCGGAGTAATCAGCCGGGGAAAGAACGCCGGTTTTCATCAGCTCAAGGGCGTTATTGTCGATTGCGTCAGGGTTTGCAATATTGGCGGCGCGCACTGCCTGTTCCAGCTCGGCGCGGATCGTGCGGCGCGTGGCCTTGAAGTTGTCCCAAACGCGGGCGCTCACCTCGTTAAAAATGGCTTCTGCGTCATGCAGCTTTAGCGCTGCGCGGGTTGTTCTAACCTGCTTTTCCTCGGCGCTGTCTCCGGGCTTCCATGCGTTAGCGTCACGGTTGGCCTGCTGCGCCTCTTGGAGTGCGCGGAAAGCGGTGTTGTATTCGCTGCGGGCTTCTTTGAAAGCTGTATCGAGCTTTCGGGCATAAATGTTAAATTCGCTCATGGTGTAAATTATCCTTTCTTTTTCATGCGCTGCCGCGCTGTTTTTTTTAAAGGTCGATAATGATAACGCTTTCGCAGTCTGATAAATAATCTCGTGCTGCCTGTTCCGTCTGAAACACCTTTGCAGGGCTTTGCGGCGCTCTGCAAGCCGCCCACGCGCCATTTTCAAGCAATAGCATAATTGCTACGCCCGTTTGCTTCTGCGCTACAATCGCCTGTAAAGAGGCAAGGCGGGCTTTAATGCTGTTATTCAAGGGCTTTACCTCCGATCTCGTCACTCTCAAGCGTTGGCAATTCCAGCCTGCCGCGCCCAATGGCTTCGTCAAGCATCTGATAGAGGGAAAGGCTCAACGGGTCTACGCCCTCTACCGGGTGCGGGTAAAGGACAATGCACTTGCCATCATGGGTAAATGCGCCGTGCTGCATCAGGTAGTTAAACGGATCTTCTTTTGTGTGATATTCGCCGCCGCCCTCGACGACAAAAGTAGTTTCATCGGCTGACAGCGATTTGAGATATTCCCGCAGCGCCGCAAGGCGGATATCAAAATTTTTCTTCATCGCTGTTCCTGCTCCCTTCGCCATGCTTCAAGCTCGTCAAGCTGCTGCATGATGTCTGTGATCTCCGTGTACTTCACCGTCTGCCGTAAAATCTCTGCCGCGGCACTCACGCGGGTCTGTGCGGGCGCGTCTGCATCCTGCATGATCGTTGCCAGCGTATCCGCCGCGGCGTGCGCCCGCTCCTGCAGCACGTTACGCGCCGCTTCGGTTCGCTCGCGCCGTGCCTCGTTATACTTCTGCATAAACTCCGCGTCACGTTTTCGGCGATAGATCGTCTGCTCGTTGATCTCGAGCTTTGCCGCCGCGCTCCGCACTGTCGCGGAGATCAGCAGCGCTTCAATAATGGTCTCATCTCTGATTTTCTTTGACAAAGTTTGAAAAGCCCCCTTTCCGGCTTTGTTTTTTCTGACGTTGCATCGTTCTTTCAGCGGTAAAATTCCACTAACGGCTTTCGAATGCGCGGATGCCGCAAGACTCGCAGCGCTTCCCGCCTCAACTTTGGGTCTGGCTTTCGTCCGAACCAGAATTCACCGATGATCGCGTCGCGCTGTGCATCCGGCAGTTGTGCAAGTGCCGCTTGCACAGCCTGTCGAAAATCCCGTTGTTCGACGTCCTCAAAGGCCTCTTCTGCTGCTTCATCTGAGATTGTGTCAGCAAGCGTCAGGTCGCTGTCCTCGTCGCCTATCGGCTCGTCCATCGACCGACAAACAGTGTTGATGGGGTCACATCGCGTCCGCTGTGTTCGCTGCCCGCAGGATTCTGTGAACTCCGCCTTAAGCTTAATGCCGTACAGCGTGAGAAATTCACCCTTGTTCACATCCCATGTCGGCAGCGTGTCCATGAGGGCGATAAAGGCCACTTGCAGAAGGTCGTTTTCCTCGACACCTGCGCGGCCTTCCATTGCCCGCGTCCACCTCAAGGCCTGCTGCCACGCGAAGCGTTCAACCGCCGCCCAAAGTCTCAGAATGTCCGCCTTGCCTGCCTGTACCGCTGCTGCAATTTCGCTTGTTCGCTTATCCTGTGTGTCAAGTGCTTTCGCTTGCATATCTTCTCCTCCTATGGTAAAATCAAAATTGACAAATCGGATTCACCACAAGAGACGCTCTCCCCATTTGGGGAGGGCCTTTTTTATAATCGAAAATGACGGTTCATTGCCCGCTCAAACTTATCACGGTCATCAGCAGGCAAAAGCGGAATTACACGGTGCTGCATTTCGTCACGCTGGCGGTAGCGCTCACGCTTCCGGCGTGCCGGTTTGATTTTCGCTAAAATGCTGGCCGCGGCCTCAATATTCATGCTGTAACCCTCCCTGTGACCTTGTAGAAGGTCGCGTCAACGTGACCAGTCGCGCCGCGTCGGTTTTTATCGAGCCACAACTCCAACAAAGATGGCGATTCCATGCGCTCACCTGTCTCACACGGCGGATTGTGCAGCAGCGTCACCGTATCCGCGTCCTGCTCGATAGCGCCGCTCTCGCGTAAATTTGCCATCGTAGCCCGAAAGCTACCAGAACGGTCAGAGGCCGCTGCGCGGTTGAGCTGGCACAAACACAGCACAGGGATGTTCAGCCTCAGTGCAAGCAGCTTCAAGGCCCTGCTGTTCCTTGTGGTCGCCTCGTAAAGCGAAAGCCGAGCTTCCGGCGGTTCAAGCAGCCCGAGGTGGTCGAGGATCAGCAGGCCCGGCTTCTCGCGATAGGCCAGCGCCTCCACCTGCCGAACGTTCATACCCGTGCGCTTGTTGAATACAAGCGGCAACGCGGAGAGCGCTGTCGTCCCCTCGGCAAAGCGCGTGTACTCGTTGTCCGTAAGCCTGCCGCCGAACATGAGCCGCGCCGATGACAGGCCGCCGATGTTGCCGACAAGGCGAGCGGAACAGTCCTCTGCGCTCATTTCAAGTGACAAGTATAATACCTTGACTCCGTTTCTTGCTGCATTGAGCGCGATTTGCAAGGCGAGCGCTGATTTTCCGACCGCCGGTCTTGCACCGATGACGTGTAACCCGCCGTTAATGAAGCCACCGCCGAGCAGTTTATCGAATCTCAGAAGGCCCGAGGCCACACAAGGCACTCTGCCTCCGACCTGCTCAGAAACGCGGTATCCGAGCTGCATCAGCACCGCCGTAAGCGTTTGCGAATCGCCGCGTGTGTTTTCCTCGGCAAGCCGCTGCAAAGCCTCCTGTGCGCGTCCAAGCGCGTCTGTAACAAAGCCCTTAGCAATCAGCAGTTTCAAATCGTCTCCAGCAGCGCCGACCATTGCCGTAATCCGTTTTGGTGATGAAACAAAACCGTCATCGTCTGCTCTCATACCGAGGTGAAAATAAAGGCTTTGTGAACTTGCCGGAAGGTCGAGAAACGAATCCGTGTCAACAACATCGAGCGAAAACATCCTCCGTTTCGCCATTACCAACCCTCCAAAAATTCCTGACCCATCATCCGTGCGAGCACATCCTCTGCAACACGGGCGACAGCGCTGATTTCACGAGCGCGACGAGACATGGAGCGAATGAAACGTTTGACTTCGTCCTCAGTCGTGGGAAGAAAGTAGCCAGACTGATTGTCGGACAGGATCAGCGTCCCGGCCTTTCGTTCCCGCTGAATGCGTCGGCGAATCGACCTCTCATCTTCTCCCGTGAGCTGGACAAGCTCTGTGAGCGTCACACCGTTTTCGCTACCCCCATGTAGCAAGTCAGAAATAAGTAGCTTTTTTTGCGTCGCTGTGGTATTCTTTTGATGGGAAAGTGTGGTCGCCAAACCGCTTCCCGTCGCCCTTGTCGGTGTTCCCACACCGGCGAGGGCGTTTTCTTTTTTATCCCTCATTATCGATTTTCACCCCTGACTGTTCATTGAGCCACTGCTCAAATGCTTTCACAGGAATCCGCACACAACCGCCTAATCGTACGACGGGAAATCCGGGGATTCTCATCCATCGATAGACTGTTGGACGGCTGGCGTGCATTGCCTCGGCTAGCGTAGTGGGCGTATATGCCAAATTTGCGGGCAGCTGGGCGTTCATCTTTTCCTTCACCGGCGTGCTGATT